CTGATAACGTATATGAACTACACCCTGCTGGTTTAATCTTCCATCTAAGGTCTTTGTCCTTTGGATAGTCCAATCCCCATTCTACGGTTGAATGAGTCTTTAAATACTTTCTGTCTTTCTTGGTCAATGGATATATGTAACGAAACTGTTTACCAAATACACTGTCAATACGCATATTCACACGTTCTTCAAAGGTCGGTCTTGCACCCTTGATATACTTACCCATTGTTCGTGGATGAACCTTCTCACCCTTCTCAGTGACGTAGATATCAGACCATATGAACCCACCATATAGAAAGTTCGCAGACTGATATACATAACCCGCTTTACCCACAATACCATCAGCCCATGTAAAGAGATACTTACGTTCTGGCGTGTTCTTCTTCATCCATTTGATAGTCTGTGATAGTAGTTGACTTTCACTATTCCTTGGTTGGTCTTCATCCATGCACATCTTACCTATCTCGTAATAGTCTGATGTACCTAGTTCTGGAAACAACTTAGCAATAGTATGCATAGGTCGTGTTCCCCATCCTAACGTCAAAACACCCACTAACTCATCCTCTAGATATGCACCTAGATAATGTTTAGTGAGTTTCGGCATTACTGGACTGTAATGTCGTTCTTGAACAAATAGTGTCGCAACCCGATAATCAATCTTTTTAATCGTATACATTATCCACCTTGTAACCAATCACCTAGTACTTCGACTGGGCATTTATTTTGGTACTTACATAATTGATATATTTGTGTAGATGTCTCTATTGCACTACATCCACTCATCATAGTTGATATTATTAATATCCAGATAATTTTTCCCATAGGTCACGATACTTCATTCTAAAAAGGGTTATACGTTGTTTAATGTTTTCTACTTTGTCTTCGATAGACAAGTCATTAAAAGATTTCTGACTTTTCTGAAATTGTTGGGTTGTGTCGGGCTTCTCCGTCATTGAACCACACTGATTCCTTTGTTTCCTTGCGAATGACTCTTTTGTCATCCTCTTGTTTCGTTTCGTAGTACTTAATGACTACCTCTTTAATCAATCGCTTTTCCATTTAATACTCCTAATACATAATTTTCTGCACATGATTCTGCATACATTTCGTTGTGTACTCCCATGTTTCTCATTTCAATCTTCTTACCCTTGTATTGCATTTCAACCCACCAACATTTGTCAAAGTAGTGAACCATTGCTTTACGGTCTATATATTCGTTAACTCCAAAGAAACTTGATACACCATACATATCATACACATTTATCTCCTCTTTCCAGTGCTTGGGTCTGCAACTTCTTGACTTGATAGAACTTGTAGACCACCTTTGTTATACGCCTGTCCTATGACAGCATCGCCAGTATACTCTGGTTTCTCTTTTCGGAATGCATTACCAATACCATTCCCAACAGATGGGATAGAATTGGCAGGGGAGCAGGGAATTGAACCCCATCCAAGTGGTTTGGAATCACTTGTGCTACCGTAACACTTCTCCCCTTTAGGTTTGTAATTACCTTGAATGTAGTCAATATATTCCTCCAAGGTGAGAACTTTTGAACCTATACGTTTCAAGAACTTATTGTTCTCTCTCCACCTAGCTTCATACTTAGTAGGATTAATCTTCTTCTTTTTTCTTTTCTTCAGATTTGTTGATGTGTAATACATTGGTAGTAGATGCATTGTCATTATATATTGCCTCCATTAAGACATCAATAGGAAGATTGTCTATACCCTCACCATATTTCTCAGCGAGTTCTTCCATCTTAGTTTGCATATTTTTTGATTAGTTCTTTACGAACATTCGTCCAATAATTGATTGCCCATTCACTTTCATAGTGATGTGCCCAATTCAAAGCAATAGAAACATTGTCCAATCGCTTATTTAATAAATCTTGACTATTCATGTTTTATAATCTCTCTGGTTGGTTCACAAAATCGTTCAATAGTAACGTGCATATCACCAAATCTAATTGTTGACATTTCACCATAACCTTCATTATGTTCTAATTCATACATACACGACTGAATAGACTCAAACTTCTCGTAAGTAGTCATGTCCATATCCACCTTTGGTGGTATGTTGATATTGATTACTGTAACCAGCATAATAACTTCTTTAATCATCTGGTGTTACCTCAATAACAAGTTCTCCTTGTCCAAACAATACATACCCTTTAGGGTCTTTTGTAATTGGAACAACTGTTTCTATTGCATTGGCGAACTCTTTGGCTCCAATCACTGCTGCTTCATACTCTTTGTAAATCATCACATTTCTTTCATCATTTTACTAAACTCATTATTATATTTTCTACTTCTTTGGGGGATGGAACATCATACGATCCAAAAAACCTATTGATATCAATATCATTATCATCTGGGTCAATTAGTTGATGATACATCTTAGCATTATGCCCGTCACTCTCAACTTCACACATACCGAAATATGTCCATCCGTTGTCGAAATCATATCTAGTGTCTCTTGGAGTACCCATTCTCATCAAATCCTTTCTCCCATTACTTGATCAATATACCATAAGTATACCCTAATGTCAAGTCTTTTTATACAATTCTGACAACTTTGTTATCAGATCATCTACATTATCTTCATTCGCCTGATATCTAATACCAATACCACCCTTCTTAATCCATCTGTCGATATTTGATGGTTTGTCATCTACTAGGATGTTTGGTTTACCATCAATCTTATCTGTAGCATAGTGTTCCTTCTGTCCACTGAACAATAGGTTGTCTATGTTTGGTAGAAACTTGTACTGTGTTAACCACCTTCTTTTGTGGTATGCAGAGTTGTCTCTATCACCTCTTAATGGTGATGATAGAATACCATAGTCATCTCCAGCGATTTTCCTTGTCGCCTCAACTAACCTCTTGGAAGTAGCAAAGGGATATAGACTATAGAAGAAGTCTGTACCTTTCAATCCCAAGATAGACTGTTCAGTCTTTGGTATCTCTTTCCAATGTTTCACATTAAAGTGTGTTTCAAGCCCCGTGAAGAAGTCTGCAATCACACCATCCATATCTAAGTATATTTTCATATTTATATTTTTCCTTCTCTTATTTTTTCCATTCTCATTACACTTTCAATCCACTTCTCTGGTGTCATTATGTGTTGTGATACTGTTACTTTTAGTTTCGATTTCTTGAACTCACCCTTGAGTATCTTTGCAAATGCAGTACCTAAGAACCTAGAAGACAGTTTGATTACATCTCTTCTGAATCCAATGTCATGGTGCATATTACCACACAAGTGAGCGAACTCATGCACGATAGTGTAAGGACAGTTAGTCTCTGCAAGTCTCATTGCACCATAGTAAGTTGCCTGACCAGCAGTCCTACCTCTAAAGTGTGCCTTCTCAAGTGATGGGGTTGATTTGCCAGACTTTGATGCATCTGTCTTCTTACACATATCCTTATATGTCTTAGACTTTGCAATCTTCTTGAAATACGCTGTAGACTGTTTCCAGTTTAGTCTCTTAAACTTCTTTGCGTGTTCTTCTGGGAATTGTTGGTGGAACTTAGCGACAGCAGAAAACTCTGCACTGTAAGTCTTACCTCTGGTAGAGTCTTTGAAGTTGGCTTTACCAGTTTTAATTACTTTTTGTTTTTTAAACCAGTAATTAGCATACTTGTTAGCGTACTCATGTGACATAATCTTTGCAGCCATCTGATACGCATCTGTGGAACTATTGTACATAATATAATATCCTCTCTCATCAATACAAGATCATGATCGCATATTTTGAGGGTAATGTCAAGTGTTTTTTTAATTATTTTGTTATAAAAACAAAAAAGACCCGAATTATCGGGCCTTTTTCTGAAGTTCTTTCGCAATCCAAGTTTTTGCAGTGCGATTTGATACCTTTTTCTTAGCAAGTAACATGATTCGTTTCCAGACCTTGGCGAATACATCCTCACCAGCGTCATTGTTATCTACAATAATCATATTAGAAGCACCAAACAATCTTTGGAATTTACCAATATTTTGTTGGACTCCATTCCACATAGTAGCAACTTCCTTTTCGGGAAGAGTACGTTTTCTCTGTCGATTGCGTTCCTGTGCTGTCTCTATTGAGGTGTTCACAAAAATCATATAAGTATCATAACCGATTTGTTTCAATCCAGCAGCTTGCTTGGATATCTTGTCAAAATCTTTCCCTGTACCATCAATGATAACACCCAATCTACCCTCTAGGAAATTCTTTTGGAGACGAGCAGTAACTTTCTTTGCTTTTACTCTAATGTCCTGTCCTTGGTCTGAGTAGATGTCTTCTGGTGTAGTATCGAGTCCAGCGTCATTCAGCATCTTCTCATAGATATCATCACTATTAATAATCTTCATGCCAAGACCACCAGTGGTTTTTCTTACAACGTAAGATTTACCACTGCCTGGCCCACCAGCTAGGAAGATTGCTTTAAATATGTTGGGGTCGTAAACTCCCTCTTGTAACTGCGTGTATGTTTTCATTTTGTTTGTTTCCTAACAACTCTTTTAGGTATTTATATTCCTTATCACTCAACGGTTCTATATCCCTTTCTTGTCTTTGAAAGTTACCAAATTTTCTCATTTTCGTTTGTAGTTTCTGTTTCATCTCGTTACCTCTTGATGTTTGTTGGTTGAATTTAACATTACGATTGAGTTGTTTTGTGATTGCGATTCTCCTATAGTTTAATTGTTCTCCCATTGGCAGTATTTGATTTTGATACTCCGTTTGATGGTAATCTTTTTGATATACTATCTTTAGATACACCCATACGCATTATGTGTCTAGGATCACCTCCTGTTGCAAAGCTGTGTGCGATTGAAGTTACGAGGTATCTACCAGAGTATTGTTTATCATACTTGTCGTTGGTCATCGTTGATTGAGCGGCAATATCTAACTGTATCATGTCGCCCGCCTGAATAAATGTTTGTCCAGGCACTTCTATTTGCATCTTGAGTCCTGTTTGGATTTGAGATATTCTTGACCTTCTTCTCTGAAGAGTTTGATCTAAGTTATCACTTTGATAGGGATAGTCTTTTGTCTCATAGAAATGCTTACCAGCACTTGTTATTGAAACATATAGTTTGCTATCTGTATTTTCTGATATCTTTAATCCAGAATCGGAATCTGGTGCAGTTGATACTAAGGGAACGTCTAGTTCTTTAGAGTTATAATTGGTATGTACGTCTTTTTGGTAATCCTTTAGATAGTCATAATCTTGACTCTTGACTGTCTTGTTGTACAAGTCGTGTTGAATTAGTTTAGACGAATATAAACCACTATTCATATTTTTAACAGTATCCCTTGTAGAAAGTATGTTATATTTACTTAGTGTTTCTAGGTTTTTCATGGGGTCAATTACACCCTGTTTATTCAATTGATTGGGAATATTTTCACGAAAAACAAATTTAGTTTCAGCGTTGCATAACCCATCAATAGTTCTAAAGTGATAACCTTTAGTTGTTTCAAAGAACAAATATGATGGAGAACTGTTCATAGTTGCAGAATTAGACTGTTCTGACAATTTTTCGATAGCAACGAATGGTTTACAATTAGGATACACAACCTTCATATTATTAGATGTAGTTTCATTAAACAATCGTCTTTTACTGTTAAGATAATTTTTGTCTCTAATAATCTTTTCCACAATATCAGATGGCTGTCCTTTATAGGATTGTGATACTCTTGATGTTTGATTTCTAAACGCTTCTTGTGTAGTAAAGTTTAGTGATACAATGTTAGCACTTTCTGATGCACTTAATGTTGTATTGATTTTATAAACAATTAATGGAGTTGACGTATAGTCAATTGTAGTATCATCATTTGGTGATGATTGTGGTGTTTGAATTTTTAGTAACAGTCTTTCTTGACCAAGAATTGGGCCATTACTAACAATATTAGTAGTGTCTTTTAGTAGTATATCACCACTGACTGTGAATGAAAATAGGTCTTCAAATATATTAATATTTGTAACCAAATTCTTAATATCTAATTCAGCGCCAGTTGTTGTTAAAAGTTTACACTCTTCTAATAAAAACTCACCAGCAAATTGTAGTGCCGATTTTGCCATACTTAATTACCTTCTTGTAGAAGTAGTTCGTATTCCTTCACCATGTCTTCAATAAAATCTGGTTGAATTAATCTAATCTTTCTCTTCTCATCTTGTAAGAGTTGTTCATATGTATAGAAACTAATTGCAGTTGCAGATGGATAATCTGTAGTGTTCATACCAACATCAATCATAACAGTTGGGTCACCAGAAGTTTGTGCAACCTCATAGTGATGAATTCCAGCAGGATTTGGATACTTATCTTTAATGTACTGTTCAAACCTTTGAACTGACATGGGCCAATCTGAATAATAATCTACAATGTCATTAGCAATAAGAATTGTCCAGTGTAACAATGGATCATCATAATACTTATGAGCAATCATCTCTGGCGTTTCGCCATCCCTTACATCATAGTAATCGAATGAATATATGTCACCCTTTACATCTGAACGAATTTTAACCCTAGAAAATATATCTTTGTATATACCATTTACACCATCACCCTTAGCATCATATGATATATTTGGAAACATTGAAAAATAACTCATTTAGAAACCCTCTACGATACGTTCTCTAGTAATAACTTCAAGTTCTCTAAACGACAACTCAATACCAGTTTCTACAGGAGCAGAACCAATTTCATCTGGTCTAAAGAACTGTACACGTTCACCACCGTAAGTCACGTTGCATGATGTGAGTACACAGGTTGAAATTTTTGTGAGATATTTATTTTCGTTACCCAAGTGCATATACTGTATATCAAACGTAGCAGGAACTATAAAGGTTCTTGATGTACCTATTGATGTAGTATCAAAACTTGGTGCCATATAGAATCTAAACATATCTACAATTTGTTTAACATCCTTTGCTTCTTTATTTGATTTTGGCATCATTTTGAAACTAAAACTAAAGTTTCTACGGTCAACACCTTCAAACAACATTTCCATTCTGTTATTTGTTACTTTGCCCCTACCAATATCAAACGCTGCTTTTGTACCTTTAGCTGCAATATCTGCCGCTGCTTTCCCCATTTCTGGAAGATTCTCTGCTGCACTTGCTTTTACACTATCAACGACTTTACCACCAGTATCAAAAAAACCATTACCATTATTATATGATTTGAGTGCTGAAATACCAGCAGCCGCCATTGCACCAATTTCCATTTCACCATACTTTGATGATGATTGTGTCGATACAGTCGCAGGCATATACATTGCTATTGAACTTTTAAGTCTTTTAGTTGGGTTTCTCTTTACACTTAATGTTGTACCTTGTCTGTCGCCGCTACCACCAAAACCACCCACATTACCAGATAGAAATCCTCCACCAAAATCGACTTTAGCATTGGTTTGTTCGTTAATAAAGAATTGAACATAGTGTGCTGCTTCATTACTACCCAAGTTTTCTGGATATATAACTGACTTTCCTTCAAATGGGTCTGGAGCGCTCTTTCTAAATTCTGGTGGTAATACTCCACCAGACCTTCTTGGCATTCCATCACCAAGGGAACTTATTCCACCCAAAGCACTATTAATTCTACTAGTTGCTCTGTTGATGACTACATTTTTGATTTCGTTTAGAAATGACATACTAAATATCCTTGATACATATATTTATTTATATTTAGGTGACAAATGGCATACCGTGGAAGATACATACCATCACATCCCAAAAAGTATAAGGGAAACCCCGATAACATTATTTATCGGTCTTTGTGGGAACGAAAGTTTATGGTTTATTGTGATAATAATGATAAGATACAGGAATGGGGTTCAGAAGAATTCTTTATACCATACCGTTCACCTATAGATGGTCGTATACACCGATACTTCCCAGATTTCTATGTAAAAGTTAAAACACCAAATGGAAACAAGAAGTGGGTAGTTGAAGTCAAGCCAAAATCACAATGTTCACCCCCCAAAACCCCCAAACGAAAAACAAAGAAATATATCAACGAGGTAAAGACGTATGCAGTCAATGATGCAAAATGGGTCAATGCAAAAGCATGGTGCAAAGACAGAGGAATGGAGTTTATCATCTTAACCGAGGTTGAATTGATGATATAAATACTAGTATGGCAGAAGAAACTTATTTCGATCAAGTATCGAAACAGATAAAAACAGGTAACGAACCATTCAGATGGTATCGTAATAGAATCAAGGAACTTGGTACTCCAAGCGTTCCAGAACTTTTGCGTTCTGGGAAACTTAATGGTAAACCAGTGCGTGGTAACCTAAATATGTTTGTCTACTCCCCAAAGGGTTCAAGGACACTACCATATTATGATACGTTTCCATTGATTATGTTACTAGAGACTTACAGTGATGGGTTCTTAGGATTGAACTTTCATTACTTACCATATGCTATGAGAGCAAGACTCTTAGATGCTGCTGGTCAAGATAGATTAAGTATCAGTGCAGTCAAGAGAAGTAAATTGACAAAACCAACGATTAAACGATACCTATATGGACAAACAAGGTCTATGTTTCGTAAAGTCGATACAGAGGATAATTTAACAGCAATCATGTTACCAGTACAAAGGTTCAAGAAAGCATCTGACCAAACAGTATGGTCTGACTCTAGGAAGATGGTCTAATGGCAAAATTTAACTTCTCAAATATTTTGGGTGGAACGGTCTTTGGTGGACTGAATGCAATCTTAGCACATAGTGCATCTAGAGATGGTTATTCTAGACCATCACGTTATGAAGTAATTATAGGACTACCTCAAGGTGCTGGTGGTGATGAGGGTGCTGGACAAACTGCACAAGGACACAATGTTCAATCTTTGTTACAGGGTGAGACTGCAAGACGTATCTCATTTCGTTGCGAATCAATTTCAATGCCAGGCAGAAATCTTAGAACACAAATGAATAGTAATGTTTATGGCCCTGTACATGAAATAGTTCAAGGTCAAACATATGGTGCTGTTAACGCATCATTCTATCTTGGTTCTGATATGGCAGAACGATACTTCTTTGAAGAGTGGCAAAAGATTACATACAATCCAGTTTCATATGATATCAATTACTACAAAGAATATACTGGTAGTGTAGATATCTATGCATTAAACGAAAAAGACGAAAGACAATACGGCATTCGTCTAGAAGAAGCGTTTCCTAAAACTGTTGGGGAAATTGCTTTTGGTCATGCCAGTACGAATGCAATCAACAAAGTTTCTGTTGAGTTTTCATACCGTTATTGGAGAAACATTGCAACAGAAGAAGAAAAACCGAATCTCGAAAGTACTCTACAAGACATCTTGAGGAATTCTATCGAAAAACAAATACAGACTAACTTACCAGCTGTTTTGAGGCGACTATTTTAATAATTAACAAGGAGAATATATTATGTCATTGCCACAGTTAAATAACCCAACTTTTGAGTTGGAACTACCGTCCACAGGAGACAAGGTGAAGTTTCGCCCGTTCTTGGTTAAAGAACAAAAGATACTAATGATGGCCCAAGAGGGGAATGATAATAAACAAATGGCACAAGCAGTCATTGATATTATTAGGTCGTGTTGTACTGGACTTACAGTTGACCCAGAAACATTACCAACATTTGATATAGAATATATGTTCTTACAACTTCGTGGTAAATCTGTTGGTGAATCTGTTGAACTAAACGTAACCTGTCAAGATGACAAGGAAACTAAAGTTCCTGTAACAATTAATCTTGATGAGATTAAGGTGGTTCATACGGAAGGACACAGTGCTGATATTAAACTGAATGATACTATTGGTATGACAATGAGATATCCCACAATGAAACAAATTGCAAAGGTTGATGATAAAATGGGTGCAATGGAATTGAGTTTTAAAATTGTGAATGATTGTCTAGTAAACATCTATGATGATAAAGAGGTTTATGAGGATATGTCTAAAAAAGAGTTAGATGAATTTATCGAACAATTGAATACAGAACAGTTCGGAAAAGTCCAAGAATTCTTTACAACTATGCCTAAATTAAAGCATATAGTTAAAGTGACAAATCCTAATACTGGTGTTGAAAGTGAGATTGCACTTGAGGGGATGCAAAGTTTTTTAGTATAGCCCTTTCACACGACAGTCTCTATTCGTATTTCAAGACGAACTTCAGTATGATGCAACATTATAATTATAGTTTGAGTGAACTTGATAATATGATGCCATGGGAAAGGGAAATATATGTGAGTCTGTTATCAGAACACATTAAAGAAGAGAATGAGAGAATAAAAAGAGAGAGGAAAAAGTAATGTCTGATAAGAAAACGGTTACCGTTGATGCAGAGGTACTAAAGAAAGATCGTAATGGTGATGGGCATATAACCCAAGAAGAAATGGAGATGGATTTGGAATTTAAAAGAAAAGAATTAGAAGATGCAGACGCTCGTAGAGATGCAATGAGACAGATGGCGTGGTTCGCCTTATTTGGGATGTTACTATATCCGTTTGCAGTTGTACTTTCTAACTGGATTGGACTTGACCAAGCTTCCACAATACTTGGTAGTATGGCGGCAACATATTTTGTCTCCGTTGCTGCTATTGTTATGGCTTTCTTTGGTGCAAACGCATATTCAGATAAAAAGAAATAAAGGTAAAAGAAAATGGCAGAAGAAAGTTCAACAAAATCTACAAATAGACTTATACAAGTACTAAAAGAGGGCAATGCAGAGATAGCGGGTTCTATTAAAGAAACCGCTGGAGATACATTTAAACCCTTTGTAGACCAATTAAAAGCCCCTTTGAATAATATCAAAGCGGGTATTGAAACTCTGCCGGGCAGTAAAACCTTTATGAAATTGGGTTCTGTTATTACTAAACCCTTTAAGTCAAGTGCATCAGCCGACAAAGAAGACGTTGTTAGAGACAAGATTACTGCTGACGGTAATAAAACATTGATGGAAGATATCAGAGATGGTATTCTTGGTATTCAAGACGGATTGGTGAAGGGCCTTGCTGGTCTAAAAGATAAGGGTTTAATGGGTCTTGGTATACTTGCTGGTCTTGTCGCTGCTCCATTCGTTGCTATTGGTGCTTTCTTTACACAACTTGCTCTTGAAGTAAAAGCTCTTGACAAAATAATGAAGGGTGGATTATCAAAAACTTTTGCACCAATAAAAGCGTTCTTTAACAACTTGGGTACTAAGTTTAAAGCAACTGGTCTAGGTAAAACAATTGATACATTTCTTGATACTGTTAAAAATCTTTTTAAGGTTGGTGATGTTAAAGGTTTTAAAGGTCTTGCAATGTTTGAAGATTTACAAAAAACATTTGGTAGAGCAACACGACCAATTATTAAAATTGTTGACGGTTTGAAATCATTTGGTAGAAATGTTAAAAGTATATTTGGTTCTATAAAAACTGGTCTTTCTACTATGAAAGGTTTTATGGCGGGATTTAAACCCATTATGGACTTTGCAAAAGGTTTGGGTACTACTCTTGGTAAAATCTTTTTGCCAATTACATTTTTGATGACAATATTTGATTTTGTTACTGGTTTTATGGATGGGTATAAAGAAGACGGTGTTTTTGGTGGTATAAAAGAAGGTCTTGCAAAAGTATTTGAAGGTCTTATTGGTATGCCTCTTGATTTGTTAAAAAGAGGTGTTGCATGGATACTTGGAATGTTTGGGTTTGACAGCGCAGTAAAAACTTTAGAGTCTTTTTCATTTACAGAAATTATAGGAGATTTGGTTAGATTTCCTTTTGATATGATAAAGAAAGCAGTTGCATGGGTTGGTACTTTATTCACAGACCCAGTAACAGCATTAACACAATTATGGAATGGTATTGTCGGTGAGGGTGGATTAATAGACCTTTTATTTTCACCAATAGACATGGCGATTAATTGGGTAATGGGCCTGTTCTCATGGGGTGACCCAGAAACAGAATTTAGTCTGTTAAGTAATGTTACTAATGCATTTAGTAGTGCAGTTGCATGGGTAAAAGATTTATTCTCATGGCCTGAAGATGGTAATGTTGGAACAGCGGTATCTAAATTTATTGATATTGTTCTTGCACCGTATAACCTTGCAATCAATTGGTTGATGGGTTTATTCGGATTTACACCAGCAGATTTGGGTCAAGAAGGAGAATCATTCTCTATCGGTAAAATGGTAATGGATGCAGTCAAAAAAATATTTGATTGGTTTGCTGGTCTACTTGATTTTGATTTTACATCTCTTGTTAAAAGTATTCCTGGCGCTGGTAAGGTTCTAGACTTTCTTGGATTTGGTGAAGAAAGTAATGAAGAAGCGTTGGCTAATAAACAAAAAGAAGTTGACAAAATGTCAGCAGACGTTGCTAAAGAGTCTTGGTATGAAAGTAAAGCACAAATTGAAGCAGACAGAGAATCACTAAAACAAGCAATGGCAGAATTAGAAATGATGAAAATGCAAATGAACGGTGGCGGTGGTGAACCAATTATTATCAACAATAATAATACAGATAATTCTAACAGTAGTTCACATACACAACCTGTCGCAATGGTTGATACCTCTCCACCTACAGGTACACAAGCACAACCTAGTTTCTAATTTTTAATACTGTTTAGGGAATCTACTACAGAGTCTATATTCGGCTCTTTACTGTTTGGTGCATACACACAAGAATATTGTTTAGGACACCAGCGTTCAACCATCATTTCAAAGGTTTTATTACCACCCTCATACACGCATACCTGTTGACCATTCTTTGCAATAACTCTTTTCTTGAGTCTGCAAGTGGTCATCTTAGGTTTTTCTATTTCGCCTCTTCTTATCTGTTGTTCTTTGGTGTACCCTTTGGTTGGGCCGACTGTTTTAGCGCCAGCAAGAGCATCCGTTATAAAGAGTACACCGATAAGAATTAAAAACCTCATGCTGCTAATGGATACATTGGGTCTACACCTAAGTGTTTACCCCACTGAGCATAATAATGTCTCATACCCACTTCATCGTGGATAGTTCCATTCTCATGTCTACCGTGTAGGATATTCCTTGCTTCTGTACCCTCACGCATTGTTGTACCTTGTCCTGCTACACCAATCAAGTCTTCATGTAGGTTACGACCAAATGGCCCCCAAATAGAATTGTGGTGTTTGATACGAGTTTGTCTTTCTTCTGGTGTATCCTTTTTCAGCCCATAACCACGAAACTCAATCAATACTTTGTTTGGCCCAAGTGGTGTGACACTATCTGAACGATATGCACTTCCTCTTAGATTAAAGTTGTAGCCAGGAAATAGGTCTACCATATACCATTGATTGGGTGGTAGATTAGGGAAACTAAGTTCTCCTCTATCCTCAAACCCATCATATTCTTCATAGTTTACAGTAAAAGAACTTACGTTGACATGACCATTATCAAATGGGATATTCTTACGAGCAAAGTATTCATCATTGAATCCAGACACACGATTAAAATAGTGCATAAAGTCGTGATAGAATTCACTGTTGGTATCATGCCATAGTTTGTAGTTAGTGTCAATCACTGCCTTGTGGTAGTGAAAGACTTCCATTTCTTCTGTGTCAATAGCATCTGCAATGCAATCAAATGCACCAGCAGTCCACTCATCTACTGACTGTGTTGGATTTGTATTGAGTGTTGTCCATACCATACCACCATGTTTAACTTCACACGGCAGTTCACCCCAACCAACTGCATGATAGCAGAGTGATAGGTCATTACCCGATACTTTGAGTACTTTAGGATTTAAAAATGTTCTGTACTCTCCACCATCATATTTAATTGTGATGATGTTTTGTCCAGCGATTTGTGATGTTCTGAAGTCACCAATATGTTTCATTTCACTTTTGTGAAATACTGGTATCCACACTTTACTAAAAATGTGTTCTTGTTCTTGTTGAAAGATTTCGTTGTTATTATAACATTCTGAAGAGATATATTCTACGTTGGGCGTTTTAGTCCAATTCTGGTGATTGCGAGGAGGCATTACGTTACCCCTTTCCTAGTTAACCGTTAGTATATTATATATGCTTTTATATTTTACCTGTTACAGACGCTATCCAGTAAACCATACCAGTAGTAACAGCAAGAAATATTACAATTGCAATAATAATCTGAATCATCTCAATAAAATTCTGTCTCATTTCTGCTTGCTTGTAAACTTCTTTATCTCTTCTTTTGGCAATCTTACGGCGCATATCTGTGAGTTCTTCCCACGTTTGAAATCCATATCTCATGTTCAACATAGTTCGCAACTCTTTCTCCTGTTCCAAGATTTTCTTTTCATGTAACAGGAGTTGCAATGCTTCTTCTTCTACAGACCCAGCGTTGAATAGTTTTTTGAATAGGGGCGGCTTCCTTTGCATCGACTGACCCTTACGAAAATCACCAACAGCAGTATACCACTTCCCCATTTGTCCAACAGTATTCTCAAAGTCCTGTCCTGCTTGGACAAACTTTTGAACTGTTTTAAATGCTGTGGTTGCCGCTGCTATAGCAGTAAATGGATCAATCATTATTCTAGTCTCCCTCACTCTCTCACAAGTTTTTCAAGACTATTTAGTGATTTTAATTTGCTAAAGGATTGTCAAGTGCTTTTGTTAATTTTCTATTTAACGCAGATTCAAGCGAACCAAGTTCTCTCTTGACATAACCTTCCATACCAGATACTTTATCATTGAAACGATTATTTGCATCGTCAATCATAGAACGTGTGTCTGATTTAGTTCTGTCCATCAATGCAGTTGCTTCATCTTCCAGTTTATCAATATCGGTTTCTACCTTTTCCAGTAGTTTCTCTGTACGAATGATTTCATCACGCAAGTCATGTTTTGTGTCACGCATCATATCAACTGAGTCATTGACACTATCTCTGATAATGATAATTTCTTCTTTGAATATTGCAACTGTTTCTTTAACAATCTTCATATCCTCAGTCATCACTGCAAGTGACTTATCAAAATTTGATAAATCTGGTGCAACGTAACTTGTTATTTGGTCTTTCATATTTGAGTAATCTTTGTAGAATTCAAATCCCGCCCAAAGACCACCACCAAGCATAGAGATAAGTGGGATTATCATTAGTAGTTTCCCCCCTTTAATCTTAGCTCCTGCTAATTCTATTTCTGCCATTTTATTTCTCCTGTTAAGTTATCTATTTATTAAATTGTGGATATTGTAAGTCTTCCATTGCACCAAAGTTGGGATCATTTAAAAACCAACGTGCAAACTGGTGATCTACTGTCCGTTGTGGTGGATAAAATTCTACCTGTTGTAGTTTTTTATCACTATAGTTAAAATCTGGAACAAATGAAATCAAAGCAATCAATTGACGTTGTACCAACATTTGTTGTTCAATAGTCACTGCATCCTCTACTCTTTTAGTCAACTCTACAGCTTTTTTAGATATGAGGATTTTAAGTTTTTCATTCTTCGATATTGTTTTGCTCTGCTCTTTCGCCTTAGGTTTCTTTTCTGTCTTAACAGTTGCAACCTTTTCTTCGATGGTGTCATTTTGTTCATCTTCGTTGCCTCCTGTTTCTTCTACTATTTCTTTTTCATCCCTCTCCTTTTCAAAGGGATTCTTTACCTCTTCTTCTACTACCTCTTCTTCTGAACCGTCTTCATCTATTACTACAACTTCTTCAGTAACATCATTATTTTCTGGAAATTGGTCACCCCTTGGGTCTTCAACTTCGATGTCTTCAACTACAGGAATTTCTTCTTCAATAGTTTCATCCATCATTTCAATTTCCATTTCAAAACTTTCCATCATCGAATTAAAATCTTGCTCTTCTATTGTTTCTGGTAACTCAAAAGGAATATCTGGCATTATATTATACTCTATATCTGGTATACTAATTTCTGGAACATCATTAACTCCATCAATAACAATACCAGTGTCACCAGTAAAGTCTGGTACACTAAAGTCTGGTGTATCAACGATATCATCTATGATGTCATCTTCAGTAAAATCAAAATCACCTACACCATCATAGTTATCTTCTGGTTCAATATAACCAACACAAGTAGGTAAATACTGTGGGTCATACATACACTGTTGTTCATCATATGCTTCTGAATAACCGTCACAGAGGGGGCTATAAGTCGCATCTGCTGTACATTGTTGTAGAAAGTATGCATCATCATACCCAACACAACTAGAGTCATAAAGAGGATCTAATGCACATTGTTGGTTATAATACGCATCTTGATATCCTGTACACTGTGGATCATACAGGGGGTCAGCAGAACATTGTTGTTGAAACAACTGTTCAGCAACTGCATCAGCATAGCCTGGACAGGATGGATCATATAATGCATTGGTTGTACAAAAAGTAGCAAAGTTGTTGAATGTTGCAAGTACACCATCAATTGCACTTTGATATCCTGTAGCATAATGGTATTGTTGAACACCAGCAATACCAACACCACCAGAAGTATGTGCATTTGTTAAGTCACCAGCAGCGCCCACTGTAATAGAATGGTCTTGGATATTAATAGCAGTGTAATCTACACTGTAAGAACCATCTGGTTTAATTTGTAATTGGAAAGTATTTAATCGTGTGGCATCTTCATATTCTGCAAGGTTTCTCCACATATAAGTCATCTGATTGGTATCACCATCTGTAAAGTATCCCGAATCTGGTTGTCCATCACCATCAACGTCTACGCCCAGATTAATCAAGTCTGTCCATAAAGGAGCGATAGTATAACCATACTTACTGATATCAACGCCCGCTTCTGCCATTGATTGTAAGTCTAATCCGTTACAACACCAGTGACTTTCTACATTTGGATCTGATGGATCACGAAATCCAACAACACCATTATCAAACATATAACTGGTTGTAAAATTTGAGTCGTAAAAAGGAAATACAAACTCTAAAGGTACTTCTGCATAAGTATCATCAATTATTGGATGAGAATATGTACCATCTGGTTGTAATGTTGGAGGCCCAACTTCTTGGTATGCGTGACTAGCTTTAGAGAAGGAGAAGCAACAACAGACCAATAGTACTAGCAGCGCCTGCAATGATACCTTGTTTCTTTTGAACATCGGCTTTCGTCTCCATATATTCCACTTCTGGTATTAACTCTGGATTTGCTTCCCACTTATCAGAAGCAGATTGCCCTATCTCGCCTTGGAAGGGGCATGGTGTTCCAGCCATAGCCATTGCATCAAATGTTCTTCTGTCTTGACATAATACAGATACGGCTGCTACTTTCATGCCCATATCGTAGAGCGTCTTGCTAATCTTTAGCCGTTCACAATTTGCGTCTCTTATA